TCGGTGTGTCTATAGTAAGTTTGCTATACCCCGAAAGGGGTGGGGCAGAAACTTCAAGGCGACACTATACGGTGTAGCACCTAACCAACCATAAGTTTTTTATGGGGGGTAGGGGGGCATTTCTTAGGCTCTCCTGCCGGTGTAGTTTTTAGGCAACAAAAAAAGGGCCACCCGAAGGTGGCCCAATGTTTGTCGATATTAAGTTGTTAGTCTTCGAGATCTTCAGGATCAGTCCAAAGGGCTGCTTCCGTCTTATCGTTCTCGACTCTCTGAGCATACTCACCTAGACCCAAAGATGACAAGACGAAGATAACGGCTTGCTCTACTGGAATCTCTGGTGAGATATAAGAGACCACCAATGCAACAGCCGAGGAGATGAATGCAGCTACTCGAGCAGGGTTGCGGTGGATAAATGATTTGATCTTTTCCATTTAGCCCTCCTTAGGACTTGGTACTTCACATTTCTGTGGGTTCCGATTCTTCAGGTTCTGGATTACAGCATCTGGAGAACTGAACACTTTCTTCTTTGTCCAAGGGAACCAAGAGCTTGTGTCTTTGTCATGCTTTGGATCGATGGATATATGCATATGTTTTGAGTGTGGGTTCGACCCGGTGTACCGGCGATCACCCTCACTTGCTCTGGCACGAGACCAGATCTTGCTATCAAAAATCAAGTAGACAACCCTCTTGTCCTGCTTGAACTTCTGAAACAGTTCAGCACAGTCTATTCCACTCTTTGGATCGTGAGTCAGATCTACTGCGTGTCCTGTGTTGTGGTCTGAGTCAGGACTTGCCGCAAGGTGAGCAGCAGAAGGGAGCAGACCATCGCTGGCCTTCTTCCTTTTGGGTGCAAGCTTGGTTGCCTGTCTCAGAACAGCAATGGCAGCAGGAGTGGCTTTCTTGGCTACAGGTTTCATTCATTCTTCCTAATCCATATCTGGGAGCCGGAGTCCAGTAACTCCATCTCTTCCTTCAGTAAGGTCACAAACAGGTCTATGGCTGGCTGTGGCCGCTTCTCAAGGGGTAATCCATCCCCCCAAAGGTAATCATCAAAGGCCATAATTCCACCCGGTTTAAGGGCTTTCCAGCCGTTTATAGCATCGTAGAAGACGGCCTGAGCCGTATGGTCTCCATCGATGTATATGAAGTCGTATACGCCCACCTCGTCAAGATCGTGGAAGAACTTAAGGCTAGGCATCTTGGTCTTTATTACTCGTGGGTAACTTAGCAATTTCCAGTCATAGGTCTTCTCTACATCGGTGAAGTCCATCTTGTGGTGAACCTCTTCGTCAGATCCCTGCCAAGTGTCCACATCAATCAGGGTTGAGGATGGGTGAGTCAGGACATTCTGTGCCAGCCAGAGACTGGCATCGCCTGTGAAGGCACCTACCTGAAGATAAGAAAGGTTAGGTTGATCCTTGAACCTAGATAGGTGCTTATCAAAGTATGCAACTGCATAGCTTGCGAACCAGTTAGGGTAAGTCATTTCTGAATCAGAAACTCGTATAGTTTGTCAACCTTTGCCTCTAATCTGTCGACCTTATCACGGATCGAAGATCCACCATTTGGCTTAAGTTCAGCAAGATAATGCTTAACCAGCCAACGAACTGCACCAGCGAATGCGGTGACGATTGTTGTAACGGCGACCGCAAGGCCAGCCCAGTCCAATGTATTCATTACACAATAGTCCTCATTGTAATAGTGATGATTCCTCCAAAGTTGTCAGAGTTCTGACTTGGCGGAGTCATGCGAGTGAATGCGATTTCTTCGATAACAGCATCGAAGTTTTCACCAGAGGTGAAATCCTGTACGAGAACGGTTGCACCTTCAGTCTCTATAAGCTCGAGATCTGATAACCGTAGTTTTGCACCACCTTCTACTCCGTATCGAACTCCTCTTCGATCAGTTTCGAAGTCGTAACACATAAGTGGCATCTGCAATAGACGAGATCTAGTTGGTGATGGAATGGCTTTGATAGCATAGCCATTAAGCGTTGCACCCTTGGTAGAGTCTGTCGTGTTTCTATAAAGAACAAATCTAAGTTGACCATTGACCTGAGGAACAGAGAATCCAGAAGTAATGTCATAGTCGGTGTTATAGGCATTGCCTTCGATAAGGGTAACTATCTGGGTTCTGCCATCTGATGATTCCGTATAAACCTCTATATTTCCTTCAAGGGAATCGGCTTCTACACGGACACGCTTCCATGCCTTCTTCTCAAGAGTTCCCCAGTTGACGATTGCGGTTGTTAAAGTTCCTTCAGCTACAAGATTAGTGGCGTGTTCAATCCATACACCACTTGCTGTAATGGAGAAGAATAACTGACCTGTACTTGGGTAAAAACCAACAGAGTCTACTGATCCTGTAGTTGAGGCAGCATAGATATCTGTAGCATAAGGATAACCGCCATCTTCAAGTAACTGACCTAGGTAGATTCGATAGGTACCAGATACCCCATCTACTCCGTTAGTAACACCTGCCCATATGTATGAGTCACGAGCTGCAAAGCAAGTGATTGGGCTAGTAGTTTCAAAAATAATTGGGCCATAGACAATGGTTGCATCATCGGCAATGGCTGCAATACGAACACCACGAGATGTTCCGATTGCAAGATAAGTGCCAAGATAACCAAAGATAGTACGAACAGTTTCACCCAATGGGATATCTGCCACGGAGATGGCAGGGCCAAGATTACCTGTCGTTGCATCAGGTTGAATCTTAAAGATTGAGGATTTATCTCCAGCATAGCCAGAGATGTAGATGGCACCACGACCATCGGCAACACCTGTCCACTTCCACCCGATTGGTACCGTGGTGGTATTAGCAATAGCAGTTACAGATGAAAGATTTGATGCAGCTCCAGCATGACCACCTGAAAATGTAAGTTCGTATACACCTGCAATAGTCGATCCTGAAGCAAATGTGATACCTGCTAGAAGTCTGTTTTTAACGAATTTCAGAGTAACGCTAGATGCAGAAGCAATAGATGAAATGTGATAGTGAGAGTGAAGCGTTGGGCTACCAGCAGTCAGATCAATATCGTAAATGTAATCTGCTGTAGCAAGATATAAAGATGATCCATCAGTTTCAGCAGCAAGAATTTCAGCAGAGATATTTGCACCTGTAAGAACTGTGGTGGCAGATCCGGCAGCAGTTACCTTGGATACACGGATAGCAGATGTTGATGTTGAGGTAGATGTACAGTTGATTGCAAGTACATAATCTGTACCACCAAGAGTGGCAGGAAGTGCAATAGTCTTAGCAGTAGATGAAGTGCTTGTTACATTGTAAAGTTTAGAAGTATCTTTAAGAAGAGATAAATCACCAGTAGTCCATGGATCAATGCCAACTGATGTGAAGTATCTAAATCTTAAAAGATCTGGATTACCTTCAAGAGCTTCTTGATACTGGATACCTGCACCAAGGTGCCACGATGTCTGAGATCTGACCCATAGACCTGAGTCAAGGGTCTGTTCACCCGGCTCTCTGGCTTGATCAACACGCTCATATTTCCATCGGGCGGTCGATCTACGATAGGGAACAGTATCGGTGATGTTGAATAGAAACGGCAGACCACCTAAGGCAACATCGAAGGCATAAGTCTCAAGATCGTAATAGTCCGAACTACGACCAGTAAGGTCATAGATCGTGGTCTCTGTAATATCTGGCGACTTAGACTTTTTGTAAACCACACTTGTCTCCTTGAAAAATTAGATGGGGATTCTTACTTACGACATTGGGCGAGGACACCCCCAAAACTGCCCTTGTTTCGATCTTAGTTAAACAGAAGGTATTTTTACCTGTACCCACTCTTGATTATACTCAGACCATTTTAATAAAAAGCCTTCTATTTCATCAGGTTTAGGAATAGGTGCTTTCCATGTATAACTTGTGTAATCTAATTTCCAAGATGGATAAGGTTGTGGTGGTATAAATACATCAAAGTCTTTATCGTATTTATACCCAATACCTGCAAAATTTGCACGGATGTTTCCGTTGTAAGATGTTCTTTTGCAAGTTAATCCTTCAAACCAAGGGCGAGAAGCATAAAATGCTTCCCAAGCCTCAGTAGAACCACCAACTTGTGTTCCATCTAAATCAGTTTGAATCAGGTTTTCATCAACACCAGTAATAACTTGAACTACTATGTTGTTTGAATTAATAAGTGCATAGTGTGCCATTATGAGAAACTCACATTCCCTGAACCAGCAGTAAATCGTTTGTATGAATAAGAACCATCAGTTCCAGTTGCATCAGCAGTAAGACCAGCACCGACAGTAATTGAGTTACCAGAAGTAAGCCAGCGTAAAACTACTACACCGCTACCACCTGAACCTCCTTGGAAATCACCACCACCAGCACCGCCACCGCCACCACCGCCTGTGTTGGTAGTTCCTGAAACGCCTTTATTTGGGCCCGAAGCATGGCGTTGACCACCATCACCACCGCCACCTGTACCACCAAGACCTTTTATGCCGTTAGCATCATCATAAGCAGCACCACCACCACCGCCAGCATAAGTGACTGATGAGCCAGTAATTGAAACTGCTCTACCGTTACCACCATTAGATGCAGTTACGCTGCTACTTGTTTGGTCAACGCCCTGAGCAGAAGCACCACCACCACCAGCAGCACCGGGATAAGGACCAGAACCACCTCTTGTTGGGCCGTTACCACCACGAAATCCTTGACCTGACGGAGATGCAGCACCACCATCACTAGTTCCTGAACTTTCTCTACAAGCACCACCGCCACCTGAGCCACCAGATTGACCATTAGTATTTGTGCTGTAAGTACCACCACCACCGCCACCTGTAGCTGTTATTGTAGAAAATACAGAGTTACTTCCATTGCTACCTCTTGCGGAGTTATCACCGCCTGATAGATTGGCAGCACCACCACCAACAGTAACTGTATAATTTGTTCCTTTTTGTATTAATAAAGCGGTTTCTAAAGAACCACTACCGCCAGTTCCAGTCACAGTAGAACGAAGTCCACCACCGCCACCTCCGCCACCAAGGTACGGGCCACCAGCTCCACCACCAGCAACTACTAGATAATCAACTGTTACAAATGAAGGAACCGTAACAGAATTTGTTGCCGTTGAGTCTGCACAGGTTCCATTAGCGTTAGTTGCTTTAACCTTAAATGTATAATCTCCAGCAGCCAAACCAGTAAATGTATGTGATGTAGAACTTGTTGTTGCTGCTGTTTGTGAAGTTTGTGCAGTAGTTCCATTAAGAAATGGAGTGATGGTGATAGAGGTAAGATTTTTACCGCCATTATTTCCATTAGTCCAAGTTACCGTTACATCACTTGTTGAAGATGATATGCTTGCAGTTCCAATAGTTCTTACTTCAGGAAGTGTAGTTGGAGTTACTGCAGCAGCATTTGGAGTGTTGACAGTAGTTCCAAAATTGTTCTGAGCGTTACCATAAACTGTATAGGAAGTTCCCGGAGTAAGCCCAGTTAAGGTTAAAGTAGTGCTACTACTTGAAGCACTAAATCCACCAGAAGTTGTGAAGGCATTGTATTGTGATGGGGTTCCACCGCCACTACCTGCTTGCATAACAACGCTAAGTTTTCCAGCAGTAGATGTATAAGCATCACCAGTAGAAGCATCAGTTACTGAAACAATTTGTGGAGTAGAAGGTGGTGCAGATACTGCAACCCATATAGTTCCATTATAGATTTCAAGAATTTCTAATTGTCCATTGTAATAAGTGTCGCCAATTACAGGATTAGATGGGCGATTAGCGGTATTACCAGAAGGGATCCCACCCTTAGAAGGATATTGTTGAAATGGCATTAGGTAAGCTCCACTCCGCTAATGTGAAAATTGACAGCAGTACTTGATGCATACCCAGTAATAGTCTTAGGGGTTGCATTGGCAGGTAGAACCTGCTTGATATCAAACCCAATAACTGAGTTAGCAGGAACCGCTACGGTAGGCACGATGACTACCCCATCCATTGAAACTGTTGCAGTTGACTGGGATGTAGCAGTATTTGATATTACGATATTAGTCACAACAGCAGTTGTGCTTGTAGTTGGTGCAGTATAAAGAGTTGTACTAGATGTTGAAGCTGCTGTTCTAGCCAACACTTTTGAGGTTACAGCCATAAGTTACTGTTCCTTCCTTTTCTTAGTAGATATCCATTAGATCGACAACAATTCTTTCATCGTCATAGGCACTTGCTATGTCAATGACTGGAGTCGATCCTCCAGATGAGGTTATTCGGTTTGCTGTACCAGATACTCCAGATACAGCAGAAGTTGAAGAGATGGCAATCCAAGCGGATCCACTCCATGCATACATGGTACTTGTTGTTGAGTTCCAATAAGTGGCACCAACAAGAAGTGTGTCTCCATCGTTGTCTAATGTCGGTGCAGTTGACTTGGCACCAAGATATCGATCATCGAAGGAGTCATATGAGGCAGCAGCAGCCGATGCCGAGTTAGCAGCAGATGTTGCAGAAGTTTGTGCTGAAGATGCACTTGTAGAAGCAGAAGAAGCTGATGTGGAAGCAGAGGTAGCAGATGTTGCTGCTGCTGAAGCTGAGTTAGCTGCTGAAGTTGCAGAGGTTGCAGCAGATGAAGTAGATCCAAACAGAGTATCAATGTATGACTTATTAACTGCATCGCTAGATGCGGTAGGTGTTCCAAGATCAGTAACCTTGTTATTACCCATTGACAAAGCACCGGTCATTGAATCGCCGGCTTTAGAAACTTTGGTAGCAATACTGTTGGTTACTGTGGTTGAGAAGCTTGCATCATCATTGATAGCAGCAGCAAGCTCATTAAGAGTATCTAAAGCACCCGGAGCTGCATCGACAAGGTTTGATACTTGAGTATCTACATAAGCCTTAGTTGCAGCATCTGTGTTAGCAGTAGGTGTACCAAGACCTGTTACTTTGTAACCACCAGCAGCAAGATCGGAACCTAAAGTTCCGCTTGTTACTGTCTTAGATGTAAGAGTAGAAGCAACCCCATCAAGGGTAACTGTACCTGTGGCATCAGGAAGAGTAATTGTTCGATCTGCCGTAGGGTTGGTTACTGTAAGAGTTGTCTCGTTAGCATCAGCCGATGATCCTTCAAATACAATGCTTGAGTCATTAAGAGTTAGACCTGTAACGACCGGGCTTGTAAGAGTCTTGTTGGTTAAAGTCTCGCTACCTGTAAGGGTAGTAAAGTTGTCATCAGAAAGAGCTGTGTTGAACTGGGCAACAGTACCTGTAAGGGTATTGTCAGTAAGATTGATTGTCTTGTTTGTAAGGGTTTCAGACCCTGCAATGGTAGCAAAGTCAGCATCTGACATAGCAGAATTGAACTGAGCCTTTGTACCTGTCACAGTATTAGATGCAAGATCAATGCTCTTATTGGTTAAAGTCTGACTTCCACTAATTGTGGCTACATCTACTCCACCAGCCTTAACAGTTCCAGATCCCTTAGGAACAATATTAACGGAGATATTCGTATCTCCACCAGTAGCAGCAAGGCTTGGGTTATTACCAGTAGCAGCATTGGTTACTGTAAATTCATTGACAGCAGATGCTGTGGTAGTAAATATAACCTGTTCATTCCCATTGGCATCGGCAATGAAACCACCATTAGCAATCTTTGGAGCAGTAAGTGTCTTGCCACTAAGTGTTTGTGTATCGGTAGTACCTACGATAGTTCCAGATACTCCGTGAACACCTGTGGTTGTTGGGCTTGCTGTCGATCCAAGGTGAGATGAAAAGTCATTAAAGTCAGCAGCAGAGACAACATGGCGTACCGTGGCACCGGCTGAGTGAGTTACATTCGATGTGTTGTCATATGCTCTTTCAATAGTAAGAGCAGTTCCACCGCCAGAGGCCGTTACCTTGACAAGTTCTTCCTTGTTCGTATCTGGATCAATGACCAAGATATATGGGTAACTCGTTGGAAAACCTGTTGTCAGGTCGAGTGTCATTGAAGTGGCAACGCTACTTATCGATGAAGATAAGGATGCTTGCTTTGCCGTAGAGGAGTAGTATCGATTTTGTGCCATTCGTTACCTCTTATAGTGGAGTCGGGGAGGGTATAAATCTCTAAGTGATGCAGCTTCTTGTTGTAGTCGCTGCGTATAAAGTCCAAGATAAAATCGGGCAGTTGAAGATCCTGACCCAATAGGTTTGGTCTGATCGAGCATATCTGACTCGACAGATTGTGCAGGTACTCGAGCTGCATCGATATTCATAAGCAGACGAGCCATGGCACCGTATGTAATACAGTCAACTGAACTTGATGGAAAACCTGTAATGGTTTCATAGACATCACTATCAGAAGTCAGTACTGATGGAGCTTTAGCATAGACAACCTGAACTGTACGACCCGGATCAATAGAGTCATAGATATTGATTGTCTTACCATTGGCAAACTCAGTCGTGTTGGCTACCTTATCGGTGTTGTAACGCCGAACATTGAGCCACTCTTTAGTCGATCCAATAGTCTGCCACTTAACATCAAGAACATACTCCGTAGCCGCTGGAAGCGAATAAGTAGTTACTGCTGAGTTGAAGGAGAAGGTGTGGGTTCCTACCGCAAAGAGTTCTGGGTAAGAAGCCTGAATGGTATCGTTGATTGCATCCTTGATAAGTTTGCGAGGATATACAGGAGCCACAACAACTTTGGCACTATTGGCGGCAGTTGCTGCTGTAGTACCACGAAAACCTCTACCCCAAGGGGCAACTGTAATTGTCTTGCTGGCATTATCTACCTTATCGACATAGATGAGTTCATCACCAATCTCAATAAGACCACGACCAATTTGATTAGTTTCATTTACAACAAAACTTGTATCATTAGCCGTAATTCCACCGACTTGATTGATCCAAGTAGCAGTCTCTTGCTGGGCTGCACCGCTTTGAATGTTGAATGCAACCTTATCTACGAGTTGTCCAAAAGTAGTTGACATTAAGATGACCTTGCTCTTAGGGCAGCAGCAGGAGCCTTATCGGTTGTGCTACCAAGTTGATTACATACACCACGAAGGTCTTTGTAGTTAGGTCTGGTATTACCAGCCTTAGCATTTAAGGCACCAACGACATCCAGACCAGTTGTGCCAGCCCAAGTGTTTGCAGCCAATGCATCATCAACATAATCTTGTAACGCTGGATAAGTGCCACCATTGGCAAGACGATTAAGTTCTGCCGTAAATGTGCTTCCGTTAGTACCTGTTGCCATTACTTAGCCTTCCTCATAACTGCTGCATTATCTACAAGATTTGGATACTTGCGACCTGCTGCTTTGGCACGAGCCTTAGCTTTAGCCTTTTGAGCAGGAGTTAATTTGGTTGACTTCTTTTTTGGGTTCTTTGTATCCCAAAACGCTTTTTTCTTTTTCACCATTTCACCTTATCTGCCCAATAGGCTGCTGACATCTTTCCTTTTGCAATGTTCTTTGCATGACGAGCCTTAAAAGACTTCTGTCGTTTAGTTGGTTGCCGATCACCAGTAACACCTTGCTGTCCAAACCGAATGGTCTTAACCTTCGATCCTTCTTTGGCTACAACCACATGAGACTTGGTTGGGTGAGATGGTGTTCTCTTTGGTTTATTAAAGCCAGATACCCCGGCTCTTTTCAACCGGGGATCTGCCTTACTTCTTTTTTCCGCCACTCTTCTTTGCCTTCTTGACGATCATCTTTTTGCCTGATTTCTTTGCTTCTGCTTTAGCCATAGCCATACCTTTTGCAGTATATGGATATTCCTTTTTTCCAACCTTTGGCATTATTTCTTCTCCCTTTGAGTGATTACCTTGACTTTTCCACCTGTGTTTATGTCAAACGAAGCGGAAATCTCTATTGCTTTTCTGGCCTCATTGGCCGCTACCTTTGTATTCGTTATTGAAATTGTAGCTCTTGATAGAGAACCTGCCGCATAGGATCCACCAGATCCAACTGCATATATTCCTCGATCATCTCTGCACCAAGAGAAGTCATTATCTATCTGATAGATCCTGCCACGGATACATATAAGGGCATCAAAGCCAGCATCCTCATTAGGCATTCCATCTTCCTTCTTTGGAGAAGGATCGTATCCATAATCTGCATACGCTTGACGAAGTGACGGAAGAAGATCCGTCATCATAAATTTATCTAAGTTGACCACCTTAGGTATCTTCGGCGGAATCCAACTAAAGTTTGCTATATCCCCAGCGATTGCATCGCCAGCAAAGGCAAAGACATACTCGCCTTTTTCTATGACCTTATCCATACCAGTTGCTATGAACTTCTGGCTACCGGATACCATCAATGAATCCGCTGCTATAAGGCCCCAGCCTTTGCCTTGGATTCCAACGATGGTTGTCATGTCTATTCCTTAAAACTATTAGTGTTGGCATCGAAGGCTTTACCAGCCATGTTCGATAGCTCAACTGCTCCTCGAATGTCTTTCATGTTAGTTGTTGCTGGTTCTATGCCTTGGTCAATCGCTGACTTGTAAGCATTGAGTTCAGCATCCCAAGCCTTCTGAGACATCGTTCTCCTGCTATTGGCATCACCTGTATTAACTTGTAGACCTGAAGCTCTTAGGCACTCTCCCCAGTTTTCGTGATCTTGTGTGGGGCAACCTGTTCTACACGGCATTATGACCTCAATACTAAGAATCCACTATGTGCTTCATCCGATGCTGCATCGGCTTCTGCTTGAGTCTTTATTGTATATCCAAGACCCACTAAAACATCTTTAACTGCTTCGCTTACGATATGACTTCTTCCGCCTAGAAAGACATAATCGTAATCTTGTAATTCATCTTCTGTTACTGCTCGAGATGTAGTGACTGTTGATCCATCGATCAAGACTGCTACTCCTCGTGGAGATACAACTCTCCTCCACCACTTGTCTCGTAGTGGGAAACCTTCCATCACTTGCGGTGGGTAAAAGGTATAAGTTGCCATTTCTCTCCTTTAGTAGAGAGGGGGCAGGTTGCCCCACCCCCTCAACTAATTAGCTCCGATTAAAGAGCAGATGCACCAGTTTCCAAACGGCAAACTGCTGCATCACGGAAGATGCCCCAGCCACCGAAGTACTTCCAGCCGAGTGCTGACTTGCGGCGAAGGATGTCGATCTGAGGTGCAATGACGGTTTGTACATCATAAACATTAGCCTCAAGAAGAGCTTCCTTACCAACTGCAACAGCCTTGTAAACAGTTGCAGATGAAGCACCGTCTGCACCTGAAAGTACACGAGTTGTCTGAACAACTTGGAATCCTTCAAGAACACCGATGGTGCCAGTCAATAGGTTGCCAACATTCTCGGTTGTGTACTTGTGAATGTCAACGAATCCGCCTGATCCGGTTTCGGCACGAAGGTCGAAAGCCTGACGAGGGTGGATGAACAAGGTGTAAAGATCACCAATACGAGGCTGTGCTGATGCCTCAAGAAGGGTGGTCTGAGCCTTACGAAGCATTGTTGTTGAAAGAACATCAGATGCTGTAAGAGTTGCTGTTGATGTACGAGTTCCGCCGTACTTAACAACAGTTCCGCCAACAAGGGCAGTAGCAACAAGCTTGTCGAGAGTATCGGCAGCGTTGTATGCAATAGCATCACCAATCATTGTGTCAATGTCAGAGAATGCTGCAAGGTTTACCTTCTCAGTTTGCTCAACTGCATTACCGTATTCGGTAACAGTTACAGTAACTTGAGATGGGTTACCCAAAGCAACAGGTGTTATATCTGATGCTTCAGTTAGAGCTGTGGTAGCAGCAGTCAAGTTGTCATAAACAGAGAACTTGAGAGTTGTACCCGGGTTGGTCATAGAGACAGGGCGTAGATCTGCAACAGAACGCATAACAGGAAGTGAGCGGAGTGCAGCACGAACATATGTGTCATATGCATTGACTACGAGGTTGCCTAGACCAGAGATTTGTGTAGTTGCCATTTGGCACTACCACCTTTCTATGGGTTAGTAACCCTGCTTACCTAGATCAGCAAAGAGCTGCTTGAGGGCATCTGGCCCCTTGGCAGCGGCTTCCTCCATCTGGGCTTGAATCAATCGTTCTCTGTCGGCTGTGAGACCGGCATCGACTGTTGATTGAGCCTTGATGTAGTTTTCCTTAAAACCTTCTGGCAAGTTTGGGTTTGGTTGATTTGAATTTTGACTTGAGACACCGAAGACTTCTCCGTTTTCTTCAAGCCATTTCGACAACGATTCCTCCGTGAGGTCGATGTCCTGCGGAATGAATGAAGCAATCTTCGGATTCACTCCTCGAGCCGACAAGGTTTCTTTGATAGTTCGATCTCGTTTTTCCTTACGCAGTTCGGCAAGTTCTGCCTGAATTTCCTTCAGTTGCTTGTCTTTTTGCTTATTTGCTTTGCGTAGGTTGGTGAAGCTATCTTCTTGACCTTCGTTTTCGAAGTCATCCTCATCGTATTCGTAATTGGACATTTGTCCTACTCCCTTTTTATGTGTTTGTCGCTGGCCTCAAATAGATCGGGGAATCTATTTGGCTCCAACTTCCGGGTTGATACTCATCTCAAGTTCCGGCATTTCAAGAGATGGAGTGGGTGTCTGGGTCTCGAACCCAGATGATTGCCAATCACCCTGTTATTGAATTATTGGGCCCTTGTCCTCAAGGCTCTCTGACCGACTCCAGAGGTTCCAGAGAACTGTGCAAGGTTGGTTGCTCTCAAGCGTTCCATTACTTGCTGTGCAGCAGTATCTGCACCGAACTCAGCAGCGATTGCTTCCTTGGCTCCGAAGTTCTCGCCATAGATCTCAGCAAGGTTTCCGTATTGCTGGATGTTCTGTGCAACCTGTGAATACTTCTGGCGTTGAGTTCCATAGGCAAGAGATCCTGCACCGTATTGCTGTGCAATATCTGCTTGTTCCTTGGTTAGACCTTCTAGCAATGCAGCGGCAGTATTAAGGTTCTTACCGGTGATTGACTCAAGGATTGGCTGACCTCTCTCTGGGTCAGCAAAGTATGCTGTCAACATATCATCGTTGATTCCGTAAAGGTCACGGAGTTGTCCACGAATAACTGGGTTAGTTGACTGCACAAAATCTCTATATGCTTGGAATACATTCGATACATCGACTGCTGTGTAGTTGTTCTTCAAGAACATCTGGAAGTCTTTAGTCTGATCGTAGAATCCCTTTGGTGCATTGTATGAAGTAAGCACCTTCTGGTACTCATCTTCCATTCCAACAATTGTTTTCTCATCCAATGCTCGATATCCAGCAGCCAGACGAGCTTCGTTTACCTGACCGAATCTTTCATAGTATGGCTGAGTCTGAATCAACTGTAGATAGAAACCTTCTGAGGTTGTAGGGATCTCATCAAACTTATTACCCCTGCGGTCTACACCTTCGCCACGGAAAATCTTAGCAATGACATCTCCAAACTCTGGAACACCCATTTGGGTGAATCGTTCTGTAATAATGTCATAAGCAGACTTGCGTTCCTTAGCCAACTGATCAAGACGAGCCTTTTCAGCAGCGGCTTGCTGTGCTTTAAGTTGTGCCTCAAATCCTGATGTTGCTTTAGCAATAGCAGCATCGATTAACTTTTGAATATCTTCTGGACTCATTCCGCCACCAGTTTCTGGATCCGGGAATGGGCCTTCTTCTGTTCTTACTCCATTTTCAAGATATATGTCATAACGAACACGAGCTGAACCTGTACCAGCATAACGACTGCCTATAAACACCCTACCACCAGAAGTGGATGTATTGGTTGAGGTTGATGTATTTGTACTGGTTGATGTATTTGTACTGGTTGATGTATTTGTACTTGTAGCAGTACTTGTACTTGTAGCAGTACTTGTCGCAGTTGCCGTAGATGTTACTGTTGGTGTTACGCCAGTTACACCTGTAATCTTGCCAGTTGCATTATCATACATTCTGAATGAACCAACATCAAATACACCAGTTGAGCTTGCTACATTTGAAATAGGATTAGATGCAGTACCAAGACCTGCACCAGTACCTGCTTGGCTTGCACCATAAGGATTAGTTGCAGTATCAGGTGCAGTAATCTTTACCTTGGTACCGCTATAAAGGACTGTCTGACCAGCAGCGGCACGAGCTGCAAGAGTAGGGTTGTCTGCAAGAATCTGTGCAACAGTAGTACCGTTTGCTTTGGCAATACCAGAGAGGGTATCGCCAGATTTAGCCGTGACTTTTTCTGCCATGTCTTATAGTCCTAACATTTCTTTCAGTTGTAGTGTGATTGTGTCTGCCTTACCTCTAGCGTTAGATGTGTACTGCCAACGACTATCTTTGTACAGACCCTGTTCGAACATCCACAACGGAACGGTTTCGTAAGAGGTTGCATTGCCTTTAGCATCCGTAATTGCCTTGCCTTGCATAGCCTTACGAATGGTTGGATCCTCCAGATCGAGACCACCTTCTGGGATCTCAAGGATACGAACCATTGCTTGGATATATGGGCTTGCAATGGATAGCGGAGATTCCCCATTGAGGATTCGATCACGGAATGCTGGGAAAGCAGCAATGGCTTGCTGACGAAGGTTCTCATCAATCTGCTCATTGTTAGAGTCGCCAAGGAAAACATTCTTAGCAAGATTAGTTGCTGCTTCATCTGTAATGCTTAGACCATACTGGCGATACTTAGTTTGAACCATAAGTTTATTAGCATTGATCTGTTGTTGAACCTGTGGCTGTGACAAGTACTTGTCAGTACGGCGAAGTTGTTTAGTGAAGTCTCCAAGGTCTGATGACTTGGTTAGAAGGCTCTGGAAGAGTTGATCATTGACCGTGAACTGAGAAGCTGCAATCTGGAAGTTAGTCCGATAGATCTCAATATAGTCAGCCGCTGCTTGATTGAAATCAAGACCTGCCCTCATTGCTCGGGCAACATCTGGCTTGACTGTATCAAGTTGGAACTTCTGAATAGACATCAAACGGATGTCATATTGAATCTCTTCACGATCTTTGACCTTGGCAAGGAGTTGATCTCTAAATGCAGTCTGTTGATCCTGTGTAAGAGTTACACCGTTAGCCAATGAGTATCCACCGATAGTGGCATTGACTCTTTGATTTACATCCTTGTACCAAGTGGTGTTACGAAGGTACCCTTCGACATTAGCAGTTGATTCATTTACCTTGGCAAAATCAATAAGCTTGTTATAGATGGTTGGGTAGTTAGCCTTGAAATACTCAAGTAGATACTTCGATCCATAGGTACCAAGGGTTGCTTCCTGCTTGGCAGTAAGACCTGTTCCATCTTCAGCATCTGTTGAAAGAATACCGTTTTGGTAGTTCTTACCTTTGTAAGATCCAGTAAATGGAGATCCATTTTTGGTTAGTGGACTCTTTGCTGTTCCACTTCCCTTGTAGATATCTCCGCCACCAGTATTGCCACCAGTATTACCTCCGGTGTTACCGCCAGTATTTCCACCAGTATTTCCACCAACAGGTTTTTCTACAGGAACTCCATTTTTATATTGTACTGATCCAACAGACCAAGTAACTGTTCCTGTGAATGGCTTACCATCTTTGTAAAGAGTATCGTTGTTCCATACATAATCAACGCCATTGGCAGTATAGGTTTGTCCTACTACATTTGGCTCTTTGTCGATTGTGTCAGGGATTCCATCTCCATCAGAATCTTTAGGACTAGCCCCACCGCTTGTTTGGTTTTTAGTTCTAGATGGATTTGCACCTAATGTAACTTTACCAGTTTTAAGATCAAGTTTTCCACTACCATCAGTCAAAGCTTTTGTCTCATTAACTAATGCTGTTTGAGTATCAATCAATGTGTTGTACTGACCAGCAAGTCTTTTAAGTTCTTTTTGATCTCCAGTAGTAGCAAGACCATCAGCTACGAGTTTAGCAAGACGATTGATCTGAAATAGCATCTCATCAAGAGAACGCTGATATCCATCGATACGAGTATTGCGTTGAAGCAATGCAGCCTTTACGGCAGATTCATATTGATTAGCAGCCCTCTTCTTGGCAGCCTCTTTAGCTGCTGCTTCTCTAGCCGCTTTAGCCTCATCTGACTTTTTCTTGGCATCTGCAATGAGTTGATTAATATCAATCTTTTCAGCCACTAGAACTCACCTGCCAGTTTCCCGATAACATCGCCATAGGAATTAAGTCTCTTATCAACTGCTTCTGCTTCCAGAGCAGGATTAGCCATGATTGATTCCTCGATAATCTGTTGAGTACCAGCAGCATTAAGACCACCTGTAGTGGTTGTGCTGTACACACCCGGTGCTGTCATGGTCTGTGTAGTCACAGATGGGTTCTCTCTTTCGGCAGCATTCAATGCTTTCACAAGCATCTTGCTTTCCTTCTCAGATGGATCTCTACCAAGGATTGCACGAAGACCACTTTGTACAATTCCTCGAGCCGCTATTGGATCGGAGATGTTGTAAGAGATGTTCTTAGTTGGGCCTTGCTGACCACGATTAGCATCACCACTTGCAATTAACTTAAGCATCTCTTGGTATGTAAGACCGCCAGCAGAGTTTGCTTCTGCAAGAAGTTCACGAAATGCTTCAGTATCTTTCTGACCCCAGTAGGCAGTCTGAAAGTCAGACTTGTTGAGGAATCCACCTTGAACCATCAAAGACTTGATTTGGTTTTGATCTGCCACAGTAAGAAAGTCCATGTTCTTAATAGCCATGGCTTCTTCATTGGTTCCAGAGTAAAGAGCTGTGTATAACTTTCCTGTGACATCAGTCTTCTTACCAGTCTTAGGATCGACATAGGTAACGCCGGGTCTGAAAACATTTGTACCCTTTGCAGGGAATGCAGTAGATCGTGCATACGGATTAGCTCCGACCGCAGGTGCTTGAATGACAGGAGCATTCTTGTCTGGCACCGTTGGATTCGGATCAATCGAATCCGGGATACCGTCTTTGTCTGTATCTTGAGCCATTAACTATTTCCTGTCTCGGTAGCAAATACACGCCAGTACATTACAGAGAACTCTGGGTGTTCAGCGATAACTTGATAAGCAGATTGGTTGAGCCATTCAGCCACATTGGCTACTGACTTTCCAGTAAGAGTCTTGAATCCTGCTGCTGCAACTGAGTCTAAAGCTGCTTGACGATAAAGCAAGAACTTAGCCAAGCCCTTACCTGATTCTGTCTCTGCAAACTTAGGATTATCTAGTGCAGCAATTACTTCCTTGACGAGTGTCTCACGAGGAACACCAGCAGCTCTGAAGTCTGGTTGTCCACCAAACTCATCATCGAGTGCTGACTTCATCGTCAAGTAAACCTGATTAGCCATCTTAGGATCTGCACCCTGTTGTACGGCTGTTGTCATATCTTGTTGCAGTTTAGCCTTACGAGCCGTGTAGACATATCGAGCCGCTTCCATCTGCATTTCAGCAGGTGATAAACGGAATCTCTGTCCACGCTGTTCTTGCCACTTTGCAAACTCTTGTGAGTATTGTCCACCCGGAAAGAAGAGGGCAAACGCATTAGGGAACTGGTTTGCATCATCACGGTTCGATGTATAGAACTTCCATGCTTCATCGGTAGGTGTGATACCACCACGAGTTCCAGATACCAATGAGAACAAGGAGTTATATCCGTACTTCTCAGCCCACTTAGCTACAGCAAGTTCGTAACTGTCTGGGTTGTTGGCTCTTATCTGGATGAAGTCATTGAACATCAAAGCCTGTACATGGAACTCCCCTTCCTTGTCTTTAGCAAGGATCTGTGGAGAGATAGCTCCGGGAGAAAGATTCTGGGTAATACCACGCCATAAGGCAAGGACTCGATTGACTCGACCAGCATCTTCAAGCAATCTAGCCTGAGATTGACCGTCAAGAGGAAAGTCTCCGTACTCACCAGTAGATGCAAGGTATGCCATTAATGGTCGGAGGGTAGAGATATTCTTTGCCTCATAAGAGTCCATACCAAGGCCGTAGAGGATACGAGAAGCCCATGCTGGGGTGAAAGTCTCAATGAGACCTGTTTTGCCCTCTGGGGCCCCGAATGGGTAAATGATGTCTCGTAGTTGGTCTGCAATCCAGCCGTTCTGATCCTTGATATATCGACCCAATGAAAGCTGAATAGCAGGGCCTACACCCGGTAATAACTCGTTAGAGAAAGCAAGGTTCAGAGATGGGATCGAAAGAGATACCGGCATACCCGGAACTTTCTCACCTGTGACTGTTCCAAGCATTGCACCAAGAATGTTGCCAGCAAGTGGCATAACAAATCTTGGATCTCCGTAAGTTGGATCCTTATAGATAAATCCTTGTGATGGATCTGACCAGTTGGAGTTAGTCCACTCGTAGATAACACCAGTCTCTGGGTGAGTCAAAAACTCAAAAGCATTAGCAGCCTTATAGGTACGAGCCTTACCTTGAAGACGGAATGTGTTAGCCACATCCTTGGTAATCAACTTACTCCATACACCAATGGTGTTTGCCCATGCTTGAATAAAGGGTGCAACCAAACGGAACTGAGCTGCATACTGCTTCTGGCGAGTTGCATCGTAGTAAAGTTTACGAACCTGATCGGCAGCATAACGCTGACCGATAGCATCGATATCAGTCTTTGTAAGACCTCGATCATCAAGTGTCTTGACTGCCTCACGCATACGAACCAATGCTGGGTTAGTGGTACCAGATTTGATACCAAATACCTTGATGTCACGAAGTTCTTGTTCTGCAACCTTGAGGATATCTTCTGCTTCTGCCTTAGATAGCAAGTTGAAGTTATCTGCTACGCCGTTCCAATACTGTTGCTGGAACTCTGGGCCAAGTGCTGCTCTCTTTTCGAACTGTGCAGATGTACGGAAGAACCAGTTGGCTCCCTTATCCCATTGACCACGAAGAGAAGCAACGGCACGAATATCATCGGCAGGAAGTTTTAACTGACCGATAGCAGAAGAGACATCTGCTGTCTGGCGGTAGTCCTTGAGAACTCGACCAAGCCATACATCCTTAGCGGTTGTACCCTTGGGATCAAACTTCTGTACGGCACCCTTAACATCTCGAAGTTGCTTGCCAGCAATGAAGTCACGGATCTCTTGACGACCTGCTGATACATTATCAACACCTTTAAGGATTGTCTCAAAGTAGAAAGACATAGCCTTCTTAGCTACTGCTTCATCTGCTGAAAGTAACAATGCACGATTAGTCTCGTCTACCTTAGCAATCTGTTCACGAAGCAGACGACCCTGCTTGGTCTCGAACATAAAGTCAACAATGAGTTGATTGTAATCACGAGATAGATCGAAACCTTGTGCTTGCTTTTTAGCAATATATTCTGGTGCTTCAGCAAACCAAGGCTTTAATTTTCCACCCGGTTGACGAAGACCACCTGTGAGTCCACCTGCTGCTAGACGAGCAAGAGATGATTCACGGTACTGAAGAATTGCTCCAGCCCATGCACGATTGAATCCCTTTTCGGTAGAGTCGATAAACCGCATACCAGTACGAAGAGCCTGAGACAAGGACATTGTTCCTTGACCGACACCCATACCAACACCACGGCTCATCATGGCTGCAAACTGATCTGCATCAGAAAGAACGGCACCCTTGAACGAAGCAGAATCAAATTCTTTGGCAAGTTCATCAAAGCGAGTACCGAAGACATTCTTATCGAATCGAGAGAACTGGCTCAGGAACTTCTTTGACCTGCTACCTGCTGGATTTCCAAGCATCATTGCAATGAACTGCAATGGATGGTTGAACAATGTTGATGATCCACCAAGGTATGCACGAACCTGCATATCACCAATGTTTCTTAGAATATAAGAGACACGATATACAAGAACTGTCTGCTTGAAGAATGAATCAAAAAGATCGGTAGTTACTGCTCGGAATTGCTGGGCTGATGCGTTTCTTGAGAGGAAGCGAGTCTTTCCAGATATCTGGCGGAAGGCATCGAGGTCAGGCCATTTAACAAAGTTAGCCAACTGAGAGTCGAGTAGTGGGTCATTCGGAGAAAGTTTGATCTTCCGCCCATCGATAATCTGTTCTGCTGTTGATGCTGTATTGCCATCAACCTGTGCCAAAAATCTTCTGTTAGCATCCTGTTCCTTCTTGAATACTCGTGCTGCATCATCAAGAAGTTTCAACTGCTCTTCAGTTAGATTCGGTGCCTTCTCTTTGACCAATGACTTGATCGTATCAATGAAGATATTGAATCTTTCTGTGGATGTAGTCGCTGACATCATTGCCTTAACTGAATCCTGTTGCAATCTAGGAGATGCCTTTAGGAACGGCAAGGTGTCATTCATTTGACGAACAAGTTCATCAACATCATCAAGATGGATCAAATTCTTAGTAGGTGCAAAGCGACCAAATGGACTGTCCTTTACCTTGGAAAAACCTTTAGCGGTTACATCAAGGAAGAACTTCTCAAATAGTGCATGGTGCAACTTAAGTGAGTTCGGAGCATAGATACCAGACTTGAACTCTAATGCACGAGACTGAGAAGCAAGACCAAGACGAGTACCTGTTGAAATATCAAGACCTGCTTCACGAGCAAGGATCTGTAGAACTTCCTTCTCAGATGTAGCAGCAGCAAGTCGCTTGGCTGTATCTACTGTAATATCTCCATTGAATGCTCGCCATACATCATAGAAATCATCTGGGCCATAGTGAACGGCAACCATCTTTGCAACATTCTGACCCAATGGGCCAAAGAATGCCTTGGCTGCTTGCTGGTAATTGAGAAGTGACTTCTCGCCTACATTCATCAAACCAAACTCTGCTTCAAGAGCTATGCGTTCTGCACCCTTAGCTTCTGTAATCTTCTCAAGTAGAGCTTTCTGCTCCTTGATTCGATCTTCAATCATCTTGAGGTTATCAAGATAAGACTTGTTAGCCTTGGTATATTCTTCGTTAAGTAAAACCTTAACCTTCTCGACTTCAGAAATCTGTGTGTCGAGGTTAGCAATTTGTTGCTGAACAGTAAGTCGAGGTGTCGCTGCTGCTTCAGTAAGTCCTTGAACCTGCTGGGTAATACCCATACGAGTTGTGAACTCTTGCATACCAAAGTCACGAACATCTGGAGATGCAATAGCATCAGCCTGAAGACGAGCAAAGTCTGTCAACTTAGCATCGAATGGATCAACTGTTCGTGGGAAGTAAGCGAATCCGCCACCACCCATACCACGAGTTGCACCAACATTACTAAAACCTTGGATACCTGATCTTTCATAAGCCAGATATAACTGATCTGTAATACCTGCTCGTTGAGCTGCTGCTACTAGATCTCCGTGTGTTGCACCCGGTGTATCGATAACATCAAGAACATTTTGAAGTTTTGCTTCTTGGATACCTGCTGCTGTTCCAACATCAATTAGATTGGATCCAATTTCGTTACCAACTCGAGTAGCCTGTGGTGAATCTCCAGCCTTGATAAGACCAGACCACTTGATAAGTCGTGGCTTCTGCTTTGCAGCAACACGAACGACAACATCTGCACCATTACGGATACCCTGAGTTGCAGCTCTTGCACCCTTCTTGAGTGCTGCTTCTTCAACTGTATGGATAAGTCCGGGAGCCAACTGCTCTTGACGAGCAAGAGTTTCAGCAGACTGAGTGACTACATCAAAACCTTTATCAAGAACGCTTTGAACTTCTGCTGCACGACCAGCATTGTTGAGTTCAAGACGGAATGCAATTAACTCTTCAGCCTTACGCTTATCTCCAACGAGTGCTTCAGATCGAGAAGTCTCAGACTTGAGAGCAGAGAAAAGATCATTACGCTTTCCAGCGAGGTCACCATAAGTAGCATCGAGTAGATCTGAATCCCACTTTGCTTGGTATACAAGATCTCGATTACGAGATAACTCTGGAAGCAATGCTTGGTAATCATCTTGAAGTTTAATCAAGTCACCTTCGAGCATACGAAGATCACCAGATGCAGCCTTCTTACCTGCACGAACCTTTGCAAGTTCTGGCAATGTCTCTTCTGCTTCACGAGCCACAGCCTTGATTGGAGCCTTCTTGGCTTCGGCTGCCCGAGCTGCTGCCTTAGGGCCAACACGAAGTGTTACACCAAACTTACCTGCTTCTTTACCAATCTTGAGTAGTCCAACACCGGGAACATAAGTCAATGGATCGGCAGCGAGGTTAAGGATAAATCCAGATACTGCTTGGAATGTACGAGCAGCCTTTGTCTCAGGATCGTCAAAGAGTGCCTGAGTAAGTCCTGTGGAATAAGTCCAAGGAACTCCACCCTTCATCTTTGGGCCAGCAGCAATCTTTGCTGCAAGGAGTGCCTTACCTACTTCAGAGGTTACATCTGTTCCAAGAAAGCCAGTACCGACATCAATACGACCAGTTCTAAACAACTGATTAAGTGCTTGACCAGTTTGTGTCTCGTCAAAAGTATTTGAAAATGGTCTACCTGCTACAGCATTACGAACGCTTGCTTCGAGCATTTCAAATGGTGTAGACAAAAGCATGAATGCTGTACGAGTTAGTGGTGCAAGAAAGTCGGCAGGTGATCCCTTAGGTGTCTTATTCTGCTCACGCAATTTAGCAGCAGCAGCCTTAGCAGCTTCACGCTGTTGATCGATAAGTGCTTGACCATCCATGGTTGCAGCAGCAGTAGCAGTCTGACCATAAGGAACTGCACCAGCCTTAGCAAGACCAAGAACTACACCAGCAGAAGCATTTGGATATGCCTTTGCCATTCCAGCAACTTGCTGTGCAAATTGTGGATTGAGGTAACGGTTCTCTTGCTGCCGTCTGTAAATATCATATTCAGGAGTTCCGGGTAGAGGAATGTTTCCAACTACACTCGGCAGACTTCCTGTGCCTTTAACTCCGCCGACTACTGTCATTAAGCACGACCCTCTGCCTTAACTCGCTGGGCCAGACGAGTGAGATCTGGATCTGGATAGAGTTCAGCCAGCGACATGATGAGTTGGGCAGTTGGGTCTTGTGCCAAAGGTGGAGTTGGTAAAACTTCAGGGCCACGACCCGGGCCAAACGATGCACCATCAGTAATAGGAACATCTTTGTCTGGATTAGGTGTTGTAAGACTTAGTGTTGGTCGCTGTATTGGAACAGCGTTAGCAACTGCACCCATTTGTGCAGCAGAAACTTCAGAGGCTGCAAGGTTTACACCCGGTGCAGTTTGCAATGCCATGAGTTCTGATCCCTCACCGTATGCACCACCCGGGATGTACTGAGCTGCTTGTCTTCCTGTGTACTCAGCCATCTTTCTTAGCCTCCATTTTTTCAATGTCATTGGATAACTTCTCCCACATATATCGCTTCTTGGCTTCGTTAACCGAATGCGAATGTATAATCTTCGAGAGAAGAGAGAAAAATTCTGTAAATGAAACGCTTATGTTGTACATAAATGCAACAAATGCGTATATGAAATCTAATTTCTTAGCAGGTCGGGCTAAGAAAAACATATCATCGATGTCATTAGACTCTTGATCGTAACTCATAGCCCGACCTTTCTAAGCGTTATTAACTAACTTTCTTTCCACCTGCTGATGCTGGCTTGCCGGTTTCGCCAAGCTTTTGCATTGCAGACTTGCCCTTTGGAGTTCCAGTTGGCTTGATAGGGCCTTTAACTGGTGCTGGGGCAACTTTGCCTTTCTTTGTGCCGAACATATTTCCTCCTTGTTCGTTTAAGCGGCCCCAGTTAGGGCTGCTAATAGTTGTGACATTTGCGGCGATCCACCTTGTGCTAGAT